ATTTCGCGAAGTGGGAAAAGGATCGCCCACAGCGTGAAGCAGAGCGCGCCTCGAAAGCGGCCGAAGAGAAAAAAGGCACGGCAACGGAAGTGCCCAAGGCTGATGACAAGACCAAGGAAGGCGAGACACCGCGGCTCCCGCGGTCAACGGTTCGTGAGCTGAACAAGCTGCGCACCGAAGCGGCCGAGGAGCGCGGGCGCCGCCTGGCTCTCGAGGAGATGCACAAGGGAACGCCAGCCGCGGCGAAGCCCGAAGTGTCCGAAGATCCCGAGCCGCAGCGCAAAGACTTCGCCGACGATGCAACCTTCAACCGCGCTGCCGGTCGGTGGGATGCCAGGCAGGAAGCGAAGAAAGTGGTGTCCGCTAAAGAAGCGGAAACTTCCACTCAAGCGGCTCTTCGTGAAGAACTAAAAGCGGCGGACGAGAAATTCCAGAAGGACCGCGAAGCGATAGGCCCGGAGTGGGACGAAGCGCTGGAAGCATTGAAAGCGATGGAGGCCGACGAGGAAGCGCCGACCTTTGTGATGGAGGAGCATCCCATCGTTTTCGGCGGCCTCGCAGCGAGCGATGTGCGCGCGCATGTGCTCGTATATTTGGCGCGTCATCCGAAGGAACTCCAGCGGCTCCTGGACATGACCGCGACGAAGGACATGACCAAAGACCAGAAGGCCGCCGCGGATCGTGCCCAGGCGCGCGCTTTCAATAGACTTGAAGGGACTGCGGAAACGTGGTACAGTGCCAACAAGTCAAAAGCAGAGCCGAAGAAAGAAGCGGCAAAGTCCGAGACAGCAGCAGAGCGAGATGCAAAGTTACCGAAACCATCTGAAGCAGTGGCCCCTCGTGGGGGCGTTCCAACGGATGGCAAGGTCTCAATGTTTCTCGCGGATGGCGTGACTGTGAATCCGAGTTATTTAGCGGATTTCCAGGCAAGACGTTCGAAGCGGTAAAGCAGCAAGGGGCGCACGTCCCCTCCTGATAGCAGGGAAGCGTCGCCGATACCTCGCATAAGCCGGGTTCTCCGGTGGGGCGAACAACCGATCGTGTTTCACACTTTCAGGAGGTTCGCCTATGGCTGGAAACAGCGAAGCAGTACGCCAAGAAGTTGCGATGGAGGTTCTAGCGATCCTCCGCAACACTTGCCGCATGCCGCGCCTCATCAAGCGCGATTATCAAAAGTATTTCGAGGACCCGAATCACAAGATCGGCACTTCTCTGGACATTCCTCGCCCGATCCGCGCTATCGGCGCCGATGGTCAGGCGTTGCAGCCCGAAGGGCTCGTCCGCACCACGGTTCCGTTCACGATCGCGTACTGGTCGCAGGAAGCTTTCGTTTGGAACGACATCGACGAAGCGGCTTATCTTCGCGAGGACATGCGCGAGAACTACGTGAAGCCTCACGCGGTCAACCTCGCCAACAAAGTTGACCGGCAGATGATGCAGTACATATCAAGCATCACGCCGAACTTCGTTGGAACTCCCGGAACCCCTCCCACCACGCGATTGCAATATTCTCAGGCGCAGACGAAGTTGAACCAGCTTCTGGCGGCCGAGAAAGATCGCTTCGTGGTGTTCAATTCCAGCTACTCCCAGAACCTCATCCAGGCTGACGCGCCGCTGTTCAACCCGAAGGACATTATTTCGGATGAGTACCGGCTCGGCAAAGTCGGGATGTACGCCGACATGCAGTTCTGGCGGGATGAGCAGATTCCCACCGGCAACGTCGGAACCTACGCGGGTTCGGGCGTGGTCAACGGTGCCAATCAAACCGGCACATCGATCCTGACCAACGGATGGAACTCCGGAAGCTTGGCTCTCAGCCAAACCGCGGGATTCTCCGATCGCGTGACCTTCGCCGGCTGCTACGAGATCAACGGGCAGTCTCGGTTAGCCATTCCGAACACGCTGAAGCAATTCGCGGTGGTAGCTCCCGTAACCGATTCCACGGGCGCAGCCACGCTGACGATCTTCCCCGGCATCATCCCGAGCGGGCCGTATCAGAATTGCTCGGTATCGCCGACAGCGAGCGGGGCAGTGACGGTGGCTGGTGTTTCCGGAGCGACGGCACAAACCGCCTTCGCGATGGCTCCCAGTGCCTTCACATGGGGGGCTTTGCGGCTGCAGAATACCTCGGAATATGGGGCGAAATGTACCCTGATGACCGACGAAGAGACCGGGATCTCGATCCGCATCACCCAGCAGTGGGACAACGTTATCGGGCAGGTCACCCTTCGAATGGACTTCGTTTGGGGCATTTCGCAGACCTACGCCGATTACGAGTCGGTTGTGATCTACGGCTAACCGGAAGAAAAAGGAGAATATCACCATGAAAACACTTATGAAACTCTCTCTTCTGGCCTTCGCGGCGCTCGCTCTTCAGGCGCAAACCGCGACTCCGAACACCACGCTCTGCGCGGCTCTGCCGGTAGGCGTCAATCAGGTCTGCCTGACCGCGACCACGAGCCTTGTCAATCAGTCTCAGATTTACGTCGACCAAGAGTTGATGACGGTGGTTCTGTCCAACAGCCAGACCGTCTGTGCGAGTTCCTGCTACGTTCCCGTACGCAGGGGCGGAGCGGCGGCCGGATCCGGACCTCAGGCGCACGCCAACGCTGCGGTTGCCTGGTTCGCCCTGACTCCGGGAGCAACGAAAGTACCTGGCGTCAACGGGTTCAACATGGGCACGAATGTAACCGACATCGGACCATGCACCCGAACGGCTCAAATCTACCTTCCTAAGATTTACCCAAATCGCGGAATCAAACGCGATTGCGATGTGGGCGGAACTCTCGCAACCGGGCAATCTGGTGTCTGGGTAGATTATGCTCCTGCGGAGGGGCTGGACTTCCCGAGTCCTTCGCCGCTGATCGCCGTGACCACGAACGGAGCGCTCAGCGTTTCGTCTGGGAATTACGTTCTCACGACCAAAGCGGGCGTGATTGCATTGACCCTCGCGGCTCCCACTGCGGGAGTCCAGGACGGAATGGTCATCACGATCAGCACCGCCAACGGAGCGAATGCCGATACGCTTACCGCCACCGCATTGCTTCAGACCGGCGGCGGATCGTCTCCCTATACGACAGCGACCTTCGGAGCCACGACCGCATACGTGGGATCGACGCTCACTCTGAAAGCCTACAACGGCTTTTGGTATGTCGTTTCCTCGACCGGCGTAGCGTTCACCTAAGGAGAAAAGATGCCAACTCCTCAACTTTTAACGCAGGGGCCGGGTGTTTTCACACTCCAAGCCCTTCAGGCCGTAAACGCGCTGATCTCAGCGCAGGGCATTCTCACTCCGGGTAATGTCTGGTGGGTCAAACCCATCAGCGGAAGCGATCTTGCTGACGGTCTCAGCCCGGCGACCGCGCTTCAGACACTCACCCAGGCGCAAACCAACGCAGTCGCGAATCAGAATGATGTCGTCCTGCTTTGCGCCGAGGGAAACACGGCCACGAGCACGACGTCATACCAGAGCGGCACGCTGACTTGGGCTAAGAACCTCGTTCACCTGATCGGCATCAACGCCGGACCGCTGTTCTCGCAGCGCTCGCGCATCGCGTTTCAGGCGGCCTACGCAACGGCCGGGAACCTCTTCACGCTATCGGGCAACGGCTGCTTGATCGCGGGTATCGAGATGTTCATGGGAGTCGCCTCGACGCTTCCCACGGGCTGTATGAGCATCACGGGTGCCCGCAACGTGCTCCAGAAGTGCCACATCGCCGGCATGGGCGCGGCGACGAACGATATCAGCGGAGCCTATTCGCTGCAGCTCAACGGTGCCGAAGAGAACCTCTTCGAAGATTGCACCATCGGCCAGGACACGGTGCAACTCGGCGCAGGCACTTCGAACTCAGTTCTGCTGTTTTCGAATAACGCCGGAGTCGGTTGCACTCGCAATGTATTCCGCGGTTGCCGCTTCATGCTCGATACGAGCTCGGCCACGGCGTGCCTGTTTCTCCGATCCGGCGCCACGGCGATGGACCGCGAGAACATCATGGAAGATTGCTTGTTCCTCAACGCAATCAACTCCGGATCTACGACCCTCACTCACGCGATGGCCGTGGTTGCCGGGACTTCCCCGGCTGGCGTGCTCATCCTGACGGGCAGTAAAACCGGGCTGTTTGGCGCGAGCGGCTGGAATGCTACGAGCGCGATCGTATACGCCACGGGCGGGGTTCAGCCTACCAATAGCACCTGGGGGCTCGCGACCGCATTGACGAGTTAAGGAGAAATCATGGCCGTACAATCTTACAATCCGAACTTTGGCAAAAACGGGCACGCCATGAGCATGAAGTCTTTTCTTCAGGCTCATATCAACGACACGGCAACCCTTCTGAACCTCGCCGAGGGGAAAGAGGCGGAAGCGCCGCGACCCTTCTACGATCCGAACCATCCCGATAACCAGTGGCCCACCATGCTGCATCATCCCGAAAAGGGTGAGCTGACGGTCGGAACATCGTTGGTGGGCGTCCAGGACACCCCGGGCGCGCCGTCGCGCCGGGCTGCGATCACCAAGGCCAACGAGAAGTTGGTCGCGGATGCTCTGGCGAACGGCTACCGCAAGGAGCCTTACGCCAAGCCGCAGATTCACGTTGCGGACCCGGCCGCGGAAAAGGCCGAGCTGAAGCGCAAGATGGACGAGCAACAGGGCCAGATCACGGTCCTTATGGACAAGCTCAACAAGCTGCAGGCTCCCGCTCCGGCGCTTGCTCTAAAGTCCGCGTAATCCTTTCGCGCGGGACAGCCCAGCCATTTCTCGGGGGAGGGTGGCTGGGCCTTTTAACAGGGAGGGATCTTGACCGGACAGCAAGTTATCACGCAAGCCTTGACCACCCTGGGAATCGTTCCGCAGGGCGGCGGGCCTTCCGCGTCCGATTCCGCCGATGCTCTCATCGAACTCAATAATCTCTGGGCCGGGGCTGGAATCGACAATGGGCTGATCTTCGCGGTTCAGCCCGCGACCGTGTCGACGACTGCCAATGGCGGAACGTATTTATGGAGCGCCTTCAGCACAGCAGCCCCGCCAAGCATTGTTTATTCCGCAAACTGGAAAGCCGGGGCCGGGCAGCGCTTCTCACTGAAACTCATTTCCTCTGAGGCGTACTGGGCGCACCGAGATCTCGCCGCAGCCGCACTTGCTCCCGACGAACTCTATGCGGATTTCCTGCAGCCGGCCGCGACGGGTCCAGGAAGCGTCTTCCTGTGGCCCGTGCCGAGCGTCGTCGGCGTTCTCGATGTCGAAGTTGGCGTGATATTTGGAACCTGGGCTCTCGCGTCTCAATACAACGCCCCGCAGGGATACCTCGATTACGTCAATTACGCTCTTGCGGCCCGGCTCATCCCGCGGTTTGGTGAGATCGTGAGCGCGGAAGCTCAGCAGACTATCGAAGCGCGTCTCCTGAAGGCTGAGGCCCGGTTGCGCGACATGAACCTGCAAAACAGGCGATTAGAGCTTCCCGCAAGTGCGAATCCTGCCCAGATTCAAGCGGCGGCGACACAGCAGCGAGGTCAGTAAGTGGCTTTAGCAAGCGCCGTTTTGTATCAAGCCTTTCGCAAGATCGGCCAGCTCCGCCCGGGCTATACCGCCCCTCCCGAGCTGCTCGCGGACGGGCTTATTGAATGGGCCAATTTCTTCGACGAGTGCGGAGCCGAGCGCAACACGCATTTCTCGAATCCGTACTACCAGCACACCATCACTGGGCCGGGCTCGCAAACACTCGGCAACGGCTATCTGATCGGCCCCACTGCGACGACTGCTGCTGCCACGGCCACGACAGCCGCGGGCGGCGCGAACGATTGGAACCAGCCGCGTCCGGTTTCAATCCTTGGGGCGAATCTCGTGCTGACAAACGGCGCGCAGCCGATCTATATCCCCATGACTCCGTTAAGCCAGGAAGACTGGATGGAACTCTCGGTCCAACAGATTCCGGCTATCAGCATCGCCACGGCATTCTGGTACGATCCGCAGTGGCCGAACGGCGTTTTCAACGTCTTTCCTCCGCTCAACGGCAACGCGGTTCAGATCTACCAGTGGGGCGTGTTGACGCCTCCGACGCTGCTCACGGACCCTTATACCGCGCCTCCTGGGTACGCCGATTTCGTGATTTACGGCCTTGCAGAGCGGCTGTATTACATGGTCCAGAATGCCAACATGTGCCCGCGTATGGCGCCCTACTCGCTGATCGCAGGGCAAGCGCTGATAGCGCGCCAAACCATCAAACTCGTGAACCGAGACATTCCGCGGCTGGCGACGGACTATCCAAGAAGCCCGAACAGCGGAGACGGGTTCTTCGATCGGGATGTGAGCTATACAGGGGAACCGTACTGAGGTCACTGTGCCGCAATTCCCGTTAGTCGGAGCCACGTACCAAGACGAGTCTCTCGCATCCGATGCGCAGATGACTCTCAATATGTACCCGCAACGGAACACCTCCGGATCGGGGCAAGGGTCCGCGGCTTCAGCGCTTTATCAGACACCGGGCTGTTATTTGCTCTGTACCGCTGGAGCGGCGGGCGCGTGCATCGTTCCGGCTGATACGTATGTGTTCCCGGACGGCGTCACCCCGGCGTTTTTCTTTA